CGCTCACGCTTCCATTTGTTCACTAGAATCTTCTTAACGTCATCTACATTCTTTTTGAATGGAATACCCATCTTGTTACCCGCTGTCATCTTACTCAGACGAATAGTCATTTCACGAACATCACTATTTAGGGATGGCATGACATTCTTGTAGCGATCTATCCATCGCTTACCGTATAACTTAATAATATCTTTTCGGATTGTATTGTCATCCAGACCCCTCTTCTTCATGACCTGTTCAGTTCTGACCACCTTCTTTTGTTCAACTTTTTGCTGTCTCACGACCTTTTTTGGTGGTGGTGGTGGTGTCTTTGGTTTAGGTGCAATCATGGAGTTGCGCGCCTTTTCAATCTTTTTACAGAGAGTAATCTTAGTTTCCTTCTCATCAAGTTGTATCTTGAGAATCTTGGCAACCCTCAAAAGTTCTGTTTTGTCATAGTTCATACACTTAGATTTACCAACTTTGAAGTTTTTATTAGACCCGGAAAGCTTGACGTCCTTCTTTTTGTTTGTGTTTTTGAATGTGGTACTATTCTTGTTCAGGAGTCTGTTAATCTTCTTGCATATCTCTTCCTTCTTGGTACTTTGGGTGATACCCACAACACCCATCTTCTTCGCGAAATCCATGAGTTCAGGTTTTGAGAAGCGCATACATTGAATACCGTTAATTTGGATATTGAGAACAGTCTCGCGCTTCTTTACAACCATACGGGGACCGGTTTTCTTCTTAGGACCTCTCTTTTGGGGAATACGAGCACCTTTGGTGAGCTGCTTGGGGGCTTCCCCGGTTACGTTAATATCATCGTTTGTGTTCATAATCTTAATCAGTTCTATAGCGTCATTGTAGGCAACAAGCATATCAGCGGGGCTTGGGGCCCCAGATATTTGAACATTTCCAGTTTGAGCGAAGTTGTACTTATGACCCTTATAGTTGACATACATAAAGGGAGAAAGTTCAGGTTCAAAATCTAATTTAGTAACCCCCACTGAAGCGTACAATCGTTGTTTGCGACTAGCTATAGTGGAAAAGTCTTTAAAAACACCATTGATTCTAAATTGGCCACTGAGATTGTTATACTCAAAGGGATTGTACAAGTATGCTTCCTTTTCTGTATATGTATTTACTATGAACCGACGGATGAGTTCGGGTTGATTGGCAATATTTTTACCTATAAAGCCACCAGAAAAGCGAATCTTACCATTTTTATAAATGTTTACGGTACCACCCTTAGATTCCATTTCATCGCTGATGACAATTTTGATCTGCACAGTGAAGAATTTTCGGTTTATGTTACCACGCTTGCCGTATTCGCGTGTATGGGAGAACCCTTCTTGCATTGCACCATACCTCCCTATTATCTCCTTTGTATCTATATAAAGACCCTCACCAATAGATGTTTTGGCGATGGGTGTTCTCATAAGTATTTTTTTGAGATCAATGAGCTCACCTTCTCGTGGAAACTCCTTGTTTACTGTGGCGTTAAACATACCTGGATTTAATTTGCTAAAACTAAGTTCTATGTTACGAGGAGGAATGGGCACTGGTACTGGAGGTTCAAATTCACTGAGTATATTGTTTATCATTTTTTTGTTTTCATTTGGAAGTTTGTTATAGTTGGCATCTCTATTCCAGTTTGAATTGATAGCGTCTGAAAACTCGTTATAGTTCGCATTACTCATCATATTCTTTTCAAGGCGGTTTGGAAACTCTTGCCTTCTTAACATATTAGCTTCAATGTTTCCAGCTAGATTGTTATTTGACGCGGTTGTAGAAGCGGAAGATGGACTGACTTCCACCCCCGACTGATTCACAAACTCTTTGAGCTGTTGGCTCATTATTACTATTCTATAGTATTTTTTTTTAATAGTCTTCTGTGAATCCCAGACTCTCATCCACTACATCCATACCATAGATCACAGGTTGTTTTGGGTATGTACGTCCGTTGTATGTCACCACTTCTTCCCTGACTTCAATTTCTCTAGAACTGAAAGGTCCGGCGTAAAAGTCTTGAGTAAACTTATGTCTACCCAAATTGTTTGCCTGACAGTGTTGATTGAATACCTGTACAAAGAGTTTTTGTGGCACGAAGAGATCGTTTTCGTACTTGACGAGGGTACTCTCCATGAAGTTGTGGAGAGAACTCGCAACCATCGCAACTTGTTTCTGGACTTTCATGAAGTACTCTGGCACCACCCTCCAAATATCCTTTTTCTTGTATTTGTTAGAATAATCTAAGTAACCCCTAATACATTTGAGAAGAATAATAGGAAGCTCCTTGTGAAGTTTCTCATCAAGTTGGGGATCCGCATCACGCACCTGTTTGGAGAAGTTCCAAGTGAGGATACGACGAAGAACCGACCCAGAATTATCTTTCCAATTTGGAACCTCATTTCCGCCTAGAACACCAGGTACATTCCACTCAATAGAAACAGCTGTCTTATTCTTGACAGCAACAGAGACATCTTCTCCAGATACCATAGATTGGAACTCAGCTTGTTCAAGGGCGAGGTCACCTTTAACCTCGGGGGCAATAAACATGAAAGAATCCTTGATGGCTGAGAGACCAAACTTCTTCTCAATGTTGTTAGAGAGGGTACCAACGTCTTCATTCTCGTAGAACTTCTTGAATACCTTCGTAATTAGGGTAGATTTACCTGAACGGGCGATACCCTTGAAAAACGGAATTACCTGCCAGGCATCCATCTCACCAACATCGTAACAGAGACGACCACCCATCACATAGGCCCAGTTACAAACTTCTTGCTCAAACTTCTGATATTTGAGAACAGAATCAAAAAAGGGTGTTGGGATATCTTGCCATTTCTCAATGTGGGAGAAGTCATCAAATTGTTGGTCAAAATATTTGCACGCGATGATAGTTGGATCAAGGCAACGAAACTCTGGACTCTCGTATGGGTAGAAGCAACAGTCGTAGACACCACGATCTGGGATCCACTCTTTACCTACAAAGACACCATTCTTGAAACTCCAAACATGTCGGCGCTTTGTAATTTCCGGAAATTGAGCGTCAGTACATTTACTCATATTATCAACAACATCTCTGTAAACGTTACCCCTACTCGTAAAGTTCTTCCACATGGTAAAGTCGTCATCTTTTTGTGCAAGAGAATAGACAAACTGTTCAATCGTAAACTTTGTTTGCCAAGCTCGGGTACGATGCCCCTCAATAGTTCTAATTTCTTCACAACACTGTCCCTTGTATCTACGGTAGCCGGCTTTGTAGGTCTGATCCAACGAATGCAGGAGACACATCTGGAATGGAGTTGTCTTCTCAAGTTCTTCTTCGTCCATGGTGGAAGGATCACCTGATGTACTGAACTGTGGGAGAGCTGTGGGATTGTCCACCCGTTCAAAAGATGTGTAATGGCGTCTAATATTGTCATACCCGTCACTCAATTGTTTTAGAATGTTGTTGATTCGTCTCACAATTGTCATACCATCATCACCAGGTTCTTTCTTGTGAATCTTCAAGTCTCTCGAGTGATTTTTTAGGTTAATCAAGAAAGTTCTTTGTTTGTCCCTAATACCCTTAATAGCGAGGATGTCAATATGACTCGGGATTGGATTACCAAGTTCGTCAAAGTTCTCAGGGTGTACAAATTGACGATACCCCAATTCACGAGCATTCCTAAAGTCGTTCGTCTTTAGGGACCATGCCTGTTCAAAATTATCAATCACCCCATGTACCTGTTCTTCTTTCATCGATTGGATATGTTCCTTTTGAAGGTGTATCAAGGCTTCATACTTATTTGGATCCTTATCGATGAAATGAGTGTGCTCCATTCTAATTTATTACAATACGATTTTTCTTTCTAAGCTGATTTCGGGGGCTGTATTTTGGAAAGCATTTTAATTAAAATTTTATTTTGAGTTTCCAATTGGTAACAGATGTTGACCAGGGCAGAACACACAGTGTCACCATCTGGAGTAGCGAAAAGTGATGTCACGAGTCCTGTGAGATCCATCTCATCTTCGTCATCGTCGTTAATCTCAAAATCGTTCTCATCATCATCCGTGAAGACGGTCTCTTCCTCTTCCTCTGAAACAACTTCACCTTCTTCGTATTCGTCAACTGGTTCTTCCTCTTCAGGGCGTGACGACATTTAACCTAAACGGAGAAATTTAGAGATCTATTTTTTCGCACCTAGTGCGATTTCACCTGAAAAAAAAATATTGGTGTAGAGTACAACAACTCTCAAAATGGCTGGTGGTCTCATGCAACTCGTCGCTTACGGTGCCCAGGATGTCTACCTGACTGGCAACCCTAAGGTAACTTTCTTCCAGGCTGTCTACAAACGCCACACTAACTTCGCGATGGAAAACATCGAACAAACCGTCAACGGTACCGCCGCCAACTCCGGCCGCGTGTCTGTGACCATCGCCCGTAACGGTGATCTTGTCGGTGACATGTACCTCGAACTCGAGTCTGACGCGACTTCGTCCAACACCTTCGCGGGTGCCCCCTCTTGCTGGGTGGCTGAGCGCGCCATCGCCTCCGCGGAGCTTTCCATCGGTGGTCAGCGCATTGACAAACACTACCAGCGGTGGTGGCGTTTGTACTCCGAGCTTTACTTGGACGAAGCCAAGAAGGCCAACTGGGGTAAGATGACCACTGCCGAGGATGGTAAGACTGTCTACCTGCCCCTGATTTTCTTCTTCAACAGGAACCCCGGTTTGTTCTTGCCTCTGATTGCCCTCCAGTACCACGAGGTCCGTATTGATTTCGATCTGGCCTCGGACATGGAGACCTACCTGAACAAGAATGTGTTCAAGGTGTGGGCCAACTACGTCTACCTGGACACCGAAGAGCGTCGCCGATTCGCCCAGAAGGGTCACGAATACCTGATCGAGCAGGTCCAACACACTGGTTCGGACACTGTTACCGCGTCCGGTTCTGCCCAGAACAAGCGCCTGTCGTACAACCACCCCGTCAAGGAGCTGGTGTGGTGCTTCAACGACCCCGCCGCGGCGAACACTGCTACCGCGATGTGGAACTTCACCACCGCCCCCGGTAAGACCGGTATTGTCCTCGAGGCCGACCCCGAGGCCGCCCATGGTTCCAACGCCTACGTGCCCATCAGCCAGGGTACCGGTGTCCCTCTCCTCCGCACTGGTGTGGAATGGGGTGCGAACTCGCCCGCTATCAAGTTCCGTGAAGAGACTGTCGGTCCCCTCACCGACTTCAAGCTTGTCCTCAACGGCCAAGACCGCTTCAAGGCCCAGAAGGGTAAGTACTTCAACCAAGTGCAAGCCTACAACCATCACTCTGGTAACCCCTACCCCGGTGTGTACTCGTACTCCTTCGCGCTCAAGCCCGAGGAGCACCAACCTACCGGTACATGCAACTTCTCGCGCATCGATAACGCGCAGGTTGCGGTGACCATCCCCTCCGGTGTTGCCTCCACCACCATGAACATGTTCGCGGTCAACTACAACGTCCTCCGCATCCAATCTGGTATGGGTGGCCTTGCCTTCTCCAACTAAGCATTATGTCTTAGTTTTTGGATAAAAATAAATAAAACTTACTTTTTAAAATGCATGATTAATGCTATTTAAAAATTAAATACCTACTCAAATAGTATGTTAGCCACTTGTCATATTAAGTCCCCCCTCGTACCACGAACTCGTCTTATCAAGAAGAAGTCTCGTGTAGCTGTCCGTGCAAATTATAAAATTACCCTCATTACACCCGGTGGTGATGAAACATTTGAGTGTGATGAGGGAACATACATTCTAGATGCAGCGGAAGAAAAAGGTCTCAACCTCCCGTATTCGTGTCGCGAAGGTTCGTGTTCCGCGTGTGTGGCGAGATTAGTGTGGGGTCATGTAAGCCAAGATGATCAATCCTTTCTTGATGAACATCAAATGATGAGGGGTTATACCATGTTATGTGTGGCTTACCCGAAAGCTGACTGTAAACTTAAAATAGAAGTTGAAGATGAACTGTTTTAAGAAACTTAAAAATGAATTGTGATGTATTGATAGTATGTTAGCCATTGGACAAACCTATGTACGTATTTTTAACTTTAGACGACGTACTTACAGACAACGAAAAAAGCTTGCGAAAGAAACGTGTATCAAGAATCCCGACGCACTCACATGTGCGGTACGTCATAGACGATGTCCGAATTGCCCATTCAATACCTTTTTTAAACATGAAGAACTGACGAAGGTAAACACCTTTAAAGATGACAAATGTAAGTATGAATATGATCTTCAAGAGACTACTGGAAAGTCTATTGAAAAGTGAGAAACCCGTGTTGGGGAGGTGGAGTTTAAAATCATGCAGTGAGATAGCTACGTCTATCAATTCTGTGTATCAAAATAGAGATCATTGTGGTGATATAATATGTAAAACCCCAAAGAAAGCATCAGAGTATAAACAACCTAATAATCCCGATAAACGTTAATACATGGTGGTTCATCATTATAGCTATAATAACGGATAGAAATTCCAAATTGATGCATCAAATCATCATGAACACCCTCATTGATTTGCCTCTTCCAATTTTTTAGAGTTGTATGAAAATATTCACAGTCTTCATCTGAAAATGCACAAATACGCATGAATGGTGTGCTACGTAATTTTCGCATGTATTCGTAAACGGCTTCAGGTAAAGGTAACACCTTCAAATCTGCAGATTTGATAATGTCAATAATATAATATCCATGGGCATCGCATATTATATTACATTGCATTGAGGGGAAACCTTTTATATAAGCTTCAAAGTCTGCATTACTTGGGAGTGTTGTGTAAACAGGAGTATTTTCCGTTATTGAATCGGTATTTACACCGCGACCTGTATGTGTATGAAATCCTATTTCTGAATACCAAACATCTGAGATATCTTTGGATTCCACTGTATTACGTTTTTTAGATGTGACATAGATTGGATCGCTAAACTTGAAACCCTTATAGTCAATCTTACCAGCATATTCCCATTGATTAATATAAGATAAACGACTCACTTTTTTCAAATTGTGTACAACTTCACGAGATAATTTAATACTTTTTCTCCTGAGTACCATACATGGGCGCAATCTCATCAACCTAACTATTATTTAAGTTTCATTTTAAAATACGTTTCTCAAAACAAACCACCACCTAACATTCCCAACATTGTGGTAAAACATGTAAAACTACTAGTCATAGAAGCGATAGGTGTGGTAGGAATCTTCATTCCCGATTGCATAAACGAAGAGGAGAGACACAATAGGCAAACCAACATTAACATGGGGGCAAGTTTTTGCATCATTTTATTATATACTTAGAAAATTAGTAAGGTAATATAGATAATGTTTGAACGTTGGAGTAAGG